AAGTTTTACAAAATTTAACCGATGATAAAGGTAATATAAATTTATTATCGGAACCAGGTGGTGAGCTCGTTAAGATTAAATCCAAAGTAGTTCAGTCTGTTATTAATAAAATATTTGATGGACAGAAACTATCAGCAGAAGAAATTAAAGTATTTAATTCTGTTGGTAAATTGGTTACTAATAACGAAAGTGGAACAACCAAAATATATTTTTCTAAAAAATTGATTGGTAGACATCCACAGCAGGGATATGATAGTATAGAAATTGCAACTGGTAATCCAGAAATGTCGGATACAGTTAGAAAATTTGCTTTAGCTAATAAATTAAATGTAGGTAAATCATCCGAAGGAGCAATTGGAAAAAAAGTATTTACTCCAAAAAAAATGGCAGAAGCTGTTAATCCACAACAGCCTGAAATTATAGTTGATATTACTAAAACAAAAAATGGTACAAAAATAGCTGGCATTGAACTTACATATAAAACAATACCAAACGAAGCATCTTTAGTAAAAGCACTTACATCCTCTGGTTATTCTCAAAAAGAAGCAGAAGTAAAGGCGAAAAATGTGGTTTTGGAAACACAAGCATATAATCAAAGATTAGATGATATGCTTGATGCGGCTGAAAAATCTGGTGGAAAAATCCCAATGACTAATTTTGGAGATGTTACAAATCCAAAAGGTAGAAGAAAAACTATAAGTAATATTATAGAGGGTAGTATGAAGAGATTCGAATCAGAATTAGAAAACTATTCCAAACTTTATGGTAAAGGTGATTTAGTAAATAAGCCCGAAAATAAAAAAGTATTTGATTCTTTGAATAAATTAAAAGAATTAAATTCAAAATTTGATTTACAAACTAATCCTAAAGTTAGAGAAGAATATAAAAAGGAATTAGATAATTTATTGATAAGTATGGCTAATTCACCGGATTTTGCCGATGCAGTTGCCGATTATGCAGAAATGAAAGTAGGATTGCAATTTTTAGCAGAAGGTAAGCAGGTATATTTCCCATCTTCTGAAAATTTTCAAACTGCTGATATTATTGTATTACCGGATGAATTTAGTGTTAAACCGAAAAAAGGTCAAAGTTTAGAACAAGCTATTGCAGAAAATTTACAATTCTATGCAGTTAGTGTAACATATGTTGGTGGATTGAGTGTTAAGTATAAAGGTGGTGGCGGCTCTGCCAATTATAATAAAATATTACAAACAGTATATAAAAACAAAGAAACTCAAAAAAGATTATTAGATGTACAATCTATTTATGGATTGGCATATCCTAAAAATAAAAATGAGCAATTAAATATACCAGAGAGTTCTATAAAAGCGGCAGAAAAAGAATTATCCGAACTTAAAAGTTGGGCTGTAAAAGCAGGAATTATGACTGAACAAGAAGCTAAGATATTGTTTGCAGTTGGTACAAAAAAAGGAGATGCCATATTAGGAAAAGCATTGAAAGATGTTGCAAGATGTAAAGGTTCTAATCGTAAGAATTTTGAAAGAGTAGTTAGATTACATCATATAATGCAACAAATGACGGCTTTTATAAATAATAACGATATGAAATATACAAGATATGCTAATTTTAATCAAGAAGTATATGTAAATAAAGATGGAGTGGCTGTAAGAGTTGTAGATGATATAGCAGATGGTGTTAGTAAACCTTGCTATATGAATCCGCACCATAATCCTGGATTTAGTACTGTAGAAGATGAAACTACGGGATGTGTTACCGGCACACCTACAAACCAAAACCCATCACACATCGAATCATCGCCTCCAAAAAATTTATTGAAGGTTTAATAGATAATAAAAAATGAATACACAACTATTATGTTTATTTACATATAGACCAGAATTAGATATATCCTTACAATTTGTAATAAAAAATTATGTCTTAATAAATCCAAATATTTTTATATTAGAAAATAAACTAAAGGAGGATGACTTATTTATTACATTTAATGTAGAAAAAGGCTCATCTCCAATAGATTCTCAATGGAAAACTATTTTAGTTCATAGAAAAAAGCAATCAAATACCATCTATACAATTAACGCCTTAAACGAAGTTATTAAATCAAAGACAGGTGGACAATTGGATAATTCATATCAATTGGATTGGGAAGATTATAGAAACTCTATAATTACTACATCAAACTACGGCTACAAAAAAATCCCTACAAAGGTTTACAAAAGTTTAAATCTATCCGATTTAAATAATAATAATTTTTGATTTGGAAATTCCGAATTAATTTATTATATTTGTTCTAACATAAAATAGAAACAATATAATAAAATAATCATGTCGGAACTCAAAGAACAAACCGCAATTGAACATTGCGAAGAAACCTACCCACAAATGTGTGAAGAATTCAAAAACATCTTAGATGAGATGTACACCACATTTTGTAAAAAGCAAAGAAACTATGGGCCTGGAAACATTTCCGTAGGAACTGCACTCCAAACCAAAGAAGATATAAAATTATCATTGAGTGGATTATGGTTCAGAAAGAATGATAAAATCCAACGATTAAAACAATTGGTAGTATTAGGGGCTCCAGATGAAGTGGGAGAATCAATTGAAGATACCTACCAAGACCTAGCAGTTTATTCAGTTATCTCTCAATTGGTGACTCGAAATAAATGGGCTAAATAATTAGGAAAATTCAAAAAATAGTTGTATATTTGATACAACAAAAGATAAAAAGGTTATATTTAGATATAGGTAATATCGATATAAACCTCAACTTTAAAAACAATTATTAACTTTAAAACAAAAGAAAAATGGACATTTCATTAGCCTTGAAACGATTTAATTCGTTACAAACAACTTCCAAAAAATCAGATTCACTTTGGAAGCCAACACCGGGAAAACATCAAATTAGATTAGTTCCCTACAAGTTCAACAAAGACATCCCGTTTATTGAACTTTACTTTCACTACAACATTAACAACAAAACTTATCTATCTCCAATTTCGTTTGGTAGACCTGACCCTATTGTTGAGTTTGCAGAAAAACTTAAACGTACAGGTGATACCGATGATTGGAAAGCAGGTAAGAAAATGGAGCCAAAGTTAAGAACTTTTGCACCTGTTATTGTAAGAGGTAAAGAAAGTGAAGGTGTTAAATTTTGGGGATTCGGTAAGACCGTTTACCAAGACATCTTAGGTTACATCGCTGACCCGGATTACGGAGATATCACAAACCCATTAAATGGTAGAGATATCGTATTGGAAATTGTTGCAGCTGAAGAATCAGGTACATCATATCCAACGACTACAATTCGTGTTAAACCGGCTCAAACAAAAGTAGCTGATACTCCTGAAGCAATTCAAAGTATTTTGGAAAATCAAAAAGATATTACCGAAGTATATTCAGAATTATCTTATTCAGAATTAAAAGGTGTATTGGAAACTTGGTTAAACCCATCAGCAGTAGTATCTACCGATAGTGATAGTGTAGTTGAAGAATTGGAAGCTCCTAAGCAAGCTCCTAAAGTAACACCACAATCATCAATTGGATTAGGTGGAACATCCGACATTAGTGGTGATTTACCTTGGGAAACTGAAGTACCTGCCGCACCAAAAGCAGTAGCACCAAAAGATGATGTAGCATCGGCATTCGATGATTTATTCAACAACTAAAATTAGTTACAAATGGCCAAAAGAGAAGAAGATTTAGCAAGTTTACTTGCCGATTCTCTAAACAAACAAAATAAGGATGGTAAGATTGCCTACTTCTTAGATGATGATAGTGCAGATGCACCTACCAACGTTAAGGATTGGTTATCTACGGGTAACGCAATGTTAGACGTAGCAATTTCAAATCGTCCTTATGGTGGTTTGCCGGTTGGTCGAATTAGTGAGATTACGGGTTTAGAGCAGAGTGGAAAATCTCTGCTCTCTGCCCATCTCTTAGCAGAAACTCAAAAGAAGGGTGGCGTTGCAGTACTAATTGATACGGAAACCGCAGTAAGTAGAGAATTTTTAGAAGCAATTGGAGTAGATATCTCAAAACTACTTTACGTTTCAGTTGATACTGTTGAAGGTATCTTCGAAGCGTGTGAAACAATTATTGAGAAAGTAAGAACGGGTGATAAAGATAGATTAGTTACAATCGTAGTAGATTCAGTAGCAGCAGCATCTTCTAAGAAAGAGATGGAAGCTGATTATGATAAAGATGGTTACGCAACTGATAAAGCTATTATCATTTCAAAAGCAATGAGAAAG